GTGGGGAGGTATGGGCATGCACGCCGAGCTACAACAAGGCCAAGCGGTTCCGCCTAGATGACGGCGAAAGGTGGCATACCGTTTATCTGACAGTTTCGGGATCGCCCATGGAGGATATAACTGCTTATGAAAGTCCAACAAAATCAAAAGAAATCGGTTAAAATCACTTGCTTTTTAACCAGAAATAGTGTATATTTAAGGAGTGAAACATGAAAGTAATCAAAGTGATGAAAGAGTATTTCCAGACAGAGGACGAAAAGGTTTATTTCTTCGAGCCTTTGAAAAAAGAAATATCCGTTGAGGATATGCAGAAGATTGTGGATGCAAACGAGAAATTAGTTAAGGAGTTAAAAGATGGAACAAATACCATTTCCAAATAAGAAGTATCAGATTATCTATGCTGACCCGCCGTGGGATAGCAATAGCCAGTTTGGTCGGGATAAAAAAAGAGGCAATGAGCAACATTATCCATTGATGACAATAGATGATATTAAAAATCTTCCTGTTGAAAGTATTGCAGATGAAAACTGTGTTCTGTTTCTGTGGGTAGTAGATACACAACTGCAAGACGCCCTTGAAACAATAAAGTCATGGGGTTTTACATTCAAGACTATTGGTTTCACTTGGGTGAAGGAAACTAAGCATGGGAAAGACCATTTTGGTGTTGGTATGTGGACAAGAAAAAACCCTGAGATGTGTCTTCTTGCAACGAAAGGGAAACCGAAAAGATTTTCGGCAGGAGTTAGGCAATTACAAAGGCATAAAGTACGGGAACATAGTCGCAAGCCTGATGAAATACGAGATGAAATTATAAGGCTTTGTGGGGATATTCCAAGAATAGAGCTGTTTTGTAGGTTTCCACAGAGCGGATGGGATGTCTGGGGAAACGAAGTATGAAAATCTATAAAATCACCGAAGCAAGCGAATATCTTGGTGTGTCAATAAACACGCTCAAGACGCTTGCCAACAACGGAAAGATAAAATCTTTCAAGACTACTGGCGAACATAGGCGTTTCCGACAGGAAGATTTAGACGCTTATATGGGTGTCGAGAAAGAGAAGCAAGAAAAGGTTACGGTGATTTACGCAAGATGTTCAACGGCAAAGCAGAAAGAAAACCTTGAACGGCAGAAAGACAGGTTGAGAAAACACGCAGAAGCCAAAGGTTATAAGTATGTTTTAATTGATGAGATTGCCAGTGGGATAAATGAAAAGCGAAACGGCATACACAAACTAATCAAGATGTGCTTCGAGGGTAAAGTTGAACGGGTGCTGATTGAATACAAAGATAGGCTTGCTCGATTTGGTTATGAATATCTTGATGCTATTTTTACAAATCTTGAAGTGACCGTGGAAATAATCGAAACAAAAGAAAAGAAATATGAGGAAGAATTGGCCGAAGATATTATGAAGATTTTAACCTGTTATTCGGCCAGATATTACGGCGCAAGAGGCGGAAGAAAAAAGAAAATAATACAGGAAATACCGTTAGTTGAATCTGACGGAATTTAAAAAGGAGGATGACGAATGAAAGAAGAAACAATTACCCTGGAAGAATTAGCAGAGGCCCATGAACGTATCAATAAAATGCTTCACCGTAGCGATTGCCAAAACCACGATACGGATGATTGCTTCGGCTGTAAATTGGCTGAGTGTTACGAAAGCATTCGTGAGTTAATATCCGAACTTAAATTTAACCCACAACGAGACGACGAAGACAAACAACAAATAGACTCAGTAATTGAAAAGGCAAAGCGCAAATTACCGGAATTTCGCGGAATGCGCTTTGGCAACCATTACATCGGGGGTGCGAAATGAAAGAAAAACGTTGGCTTGGAACGCAGAAATATGAGCTTCACTGCTTTTATTGTGGTGGTTTTCATATGACTGGAAATTGTCCGCATATACAATGATTATATTGATGTCAAGCATTATTTTCAAAAAAAGTGAAAAAATGTTAAAAAAGTGCGAAAAACTACTTGACTCAATAACACTACATATAGTATGACCAAAAGCATGGCACACAATATGTTGTGTCTTTTCGACCACCTCCTTTAATTAGTTAAGGAAAAATATTTGAGTACAAAAAATGTTTGTTTAACTTGCGATAAAAGGTCATTCTGTAAAGTTCCGGATGACCTAAAACCTCTTTGCCAAAATTTAGAAAGATATCTCACCCAAACAGTAGATGTTCCGCAGAGAGAACTGCAATTAACAAAACCACAAAATAATCTCCCACCGTCACCATGGCCGTTGACTCCTCCCAACACGGAATTAATTATTTCTATGTATTTTACCGAAAGGCGCGGAATAAGGGAAATAGCCAGAATACTTGAAATAGACAAGGGCCATATCAGTAGAACTGTCAAAAAATATAAGCAAATTATAGCCGAAAACATCAAAAAATAAGTCAACACCGCATATAAGTAAGAGGATATTAACTAGAGAAGCGGATTCTAATTCGTTGGTGACCTGACGCGATTCAGGAAATGGCCGCAGTTGATTCAGCGGGGAAAAGGGGAACAGGGGCGGGGTTCTCATTAATTGAAAGTCAAATAAGTCAATTATTCAATATGGCAAGAAAACCGAAAATTGACATCGTAAAGCTTGATAACCTACTTAATAAATTCAACAAATCTGAAACAGAATGTGCTGAGTATTTTGGTGTATCACCATCGGCAATATCAAAAGCTAAAAGCAAACTCAATAATTTCATAACCAAAACCACAGTACTTGAAGCAGCCCCTATTGTCTATCAACGAAATTTAAATACCGTTGACCAACTCAATAAAATCAATCGAGATGCAAACGAAATACTTGACCTGGTTATGGGGTGGGCGCGTGGTGATGAAAACTGCATCCGGATTCTAGAAACACAGGTAAAAAAAGTAAAGTGGCGGGAAAAGGATGGAGAGGATCGAGAGTTGGATGTTCAGGAAATCAAGTTTAAAGATCCTCGCGAGATTGCCCTAAAAGCAATGGCTGAAATTCGGAATCAGTTAAAACTACAATTAGAAATTTATCAAACACTTTATGACGTTAAGGCAGCTGAAGAATTCCAACAGGAGGTTTTGACGGCGATAGGCGAGGCCGCACCGGATGTTAGGGCAAGAATCATTATTAACCTACAGGAAAAACGAGCTATACGATCAGCTATTCAGTTCGCTCAATGAAGCTATCGGTTGTGATCCAAAAACCAATTATGCCAAATACCAGGCCGATCCGGTGGGGTTTTTGCGAAACGAGCTTGGCATTACGCCGACCGATGATGTTTGCCGGATGCTCGAAAGCGTCAGGGATAACCGAGTTACAGTTGCCAGAAGTGCAACAGGAACAGGGAAAAGCCACGGTGCGAGTGCTGCGGCGATTTGGTTTTATAAAGCATTTCCTGATTCAAGGGTTTACACGATTGCAAATCCTTACGAAAACCAAAAGATTCTATGGGGCGAGTTGTCGGTTATGGCCGATACTCATCCCGAATTATTCTCAAGCGATAAAATCACCACCATGCACATTGAGCGGTCTTCAAAGGATTTTATTGACGCTCTTACGGTACCTACGACCGGAACGGATGAAGTTAAAGAAGGCAAGTTTTCCGGCAAACATCATAAACACATGCTTTTCGTGGTTGATGAAGGCGATACAGTTCCCGATTTTGCCTATCGAGGGGTTGAGGGCTGCATGTCAGGCGGTCATGTCCGGCTGCTTATCCTGTTTAACCCGCGCTATGAATCTGGTGTACCGTTTAGGCATGAAAGAGATGCAACGGCAGAAGTTATCCACTTATCAGCCTTCAATCATCCAAATGTTATTACCGGAGAGGATGTTATTCCCGGTGCAGTTGATAGAAACACAACCGTACAGCGCATCAACGATTGGTGCAGGCCGCTTGTTCATGGCGAAAAGCAATCGGTAAACACTTTTGTATTGCCTGAGTTTTTGACAGGTGCAACGGCTCCGAAGAAGAAGGGGCAAGGATTTTATCCACCACTTAAGGGTGGTCAGTATTTTGTAAATAATCCACAGTTCTTTTACATGGTTTTGGGCCAGTACCCACCGCAAGGGCCGAAGCAATTAATATCCCGTGAGTGGATCTCAAACGCAAGGGCAAGATGGGACGCTTATGTAGCAAAATATGGCGAGATACCGCCGGTTGGAACAACGGCTATTATGGGCCAGGATGTGGCCGAATTCGGGAATGACTCAAATGTTTCCTGTTTTCGGTATGGCGGTTTTGTCGAGCGGTTTATCTTCTGGTCAGGGGTTGACACGGTTGTTACGGGTGACAGGGCCACGGAAGAATATCAAGTTCGCAAAGTTTCAAAATGCTTTGTCGATGCAACGGGCCTTGGTGCGGGTGTCGCTCCACAGATGAGAAGGGTTGGGGTAAACGCTCAACCTGTCAAGGTAGCCAGTTCGCCGACAATGAAAACCGAGATCGGAGAATTCCGCATTTTACGGGATCAACTTTGGTGGTCTTGCCGGGAATGGCTCAGAACCGATCCTGGAGCGATGTTGCCGCCGGATGAAAGTTTGCTGGAAGAATTGCTGGTTGCTGATTACGAAGTGAAGAACGGGAAAATCTGTGTCATGCCGAAGGACGTAATGCGGGAAAAAATCTTGAGATCCCCGGATAGAGCAGATGCTTTATGCCTTACATTTGCCCCGGACGAAGGGGCTTTCGGCGGGGTGGATTTGGGGGAATGCTTTGTATGATTAAACCAGTCAACAGCCACTTTGACCGGGATCGTAACGCAACGGTACTTTATTTCCCCGATGAGAGTTCAGCCGAGTACGATATCAAGGGCGCAATCTGTTTTCCAGTCTCCTATGAGTTTTTGCAGGGAATCCATGTTGATGGTTTTGCACTGATAGCCGGGCAGGACGTGGCAACAAAAAAGGTAACGGTCTTTGAGCAAAGGAAGTTTGTCGTTATTGATTCAATCGTCAACCCCGAAACGCAGGCCATTGAGTTTCCGGGGTTGGCCCCGTGGTTTAATGAGATGTGGGCGAAGTATTACGGGCGGAAGTTTTTTTACCATCAGGAGCCGGAGATTGTCCGCAAGTACCACTTGGAAATTATCCGCAGCCCGATGATTCAGCCGAAGCCGGGCTTAGTGGAAATCGATTGGCAGAATGACGATGACGCGCTTCACACGGTTTGGCGGTACATTGCTACTAAGCGGTTTACGGCGGAAAAAGGGAGCGAGTTACAAAATCAGTTTGAAATGGTCAAGGCGACAGAAAAGAAGCAGGTTTATCCGGCAGTCAGGGCGTTAGAGTGCCTTTTAATGGCTTACGATAAGTATCCGTGGAGGGAACCGGCCTAAATGTCTCAGCAAATTACCAAGGGCGAAGTCACCGGACTATCGGCATATATTCGGAATCAGCTATTTGCCAACTGGAAAAAGGACAGAACGACCCTTGAAACCAAGTGGCGGGAGAACGAGAACGCTTTCAATGCAGTCAATGAAGGTATCTGGAAAACGGGCGAAGGCGAGGACTGGCGGTCTGATTCATTCATTAACGTGACCAAGATCAAAGTCATGTCTGCTTATAGCCTTGTAATCGATATGGAGCTTCAGGGCGGCAAAATACCGTTCACCCTCTTGCCTTCCCCGTGGGATCAGGCCCAATTTGACAACCTTCCCCCCGAACAATCCGAGCAGATACAAGCGGCAATCGACGACATGAAGGCCCTAATAGAGCAGCAATTTTATGATTGCAAGGCCGACAGGGAGTTAATGAAGTGCGTCATGTCCGGGGCCAAGTACGGCGAAACACTTTCAAAGCGTATAGTGGCTGAAATCAAACGGGCTGGCTACAAGCAAGCATCTCTTGGAACGGCTGGCGGTTTCCCGGGTGCGGAAAGGTACATGCGGTATGAGAGATTTCAGGAAATTATCAACTCACCGGCTGTTAAGTACGTTTCGCTGTGGAACATCTGGCGCGACCTGTCGTCTGACGATTTGCAGGCAGGAGTGGGGATTATCGAACGGGATTTTGTATCTCCCTACGATCTACAGCAATATCGCGGGAAGCCCCTGTATATTGATGAAGCAATCTTACGGGCAATCAGCCAGGCAGACGAACCGGGATCTGTTTTATCTGCCGGTGATGCAAACACGCTACCTCCATACTTAAGAGATATCAACCATCGGCATAATACGATTGAGAGGTTGGAGTTTTGGGGGCGGGTTCCGACAAGAATCGTTCAGGAATTTGAAGCTGGTTTAAAAAAAGGCAGCAATTCTTTGGTCGATTCCATTACCGATTATGAGAACGACGGCAACGAAACCGAGATCATGGCGCAACTGGCAGGTGATGAGGTGATCCGGTTTTGTCCGGTGGAAACTGGAAGCAGACCGTATGACCGGGCGGTTTGGGAGTTAAACCTTGACCATACGGCCGGAAACGGTGTGGCGGATAACCTGAAGAACAGCCAAAAGGTTTTGAACGGGTTTGTCCGTGCGTTTGAGGACAATAAGAAGCTATCTGGAAACGTGATTACAGTTAGTTGCCGGAAGCATATTGGAAATTGGGACGGGACGTTCAAACCTGGAACCGAGATTGAAGCTGCTGACACTTGCGATGATGCGAGAAAAGCCTTACAGCAGATTGTTATTCAGGACGTGGGGGCGACATTGCTTGAAGGCATCCATCTGTTTGAGCGGTACTCCGACGAAGATTCACAACTGCCTAAAATCATGCAGGGGGAAGTTGCGGACAAAAAGAGTCCTGACACCGCTTATGAAATGAACCAGCTTGTACAGAATGCCGGGAAATATGTCGGCGGGGTGATACGAAACTACGACGAGGGCCTGGTTGAGCCGTGGGTGGGGTACTGTTATGAATACAACATGGACGATCCAGATTGCCCGATTCAGAATAAGGGTAATTTCATACCGAAGGCATTAGGTTTCACTTCGTTTCAGGATCGGGTTGAACGGCTCGGGAAGATCATGCAGGCGATCAACCTTGCGCTTTCGCATGAACTGATAGCCAAGGAAGTCAAATTCAGGGAGCTTCTTGAAGAAATCTGGAAGGCCCTTGATATCGATCCGGCGGCAAGCCTAAAGACGACCGAGGAAAAGGAAACCGAACAGCAGCGGCAGGAGGCCATGTTACAGGCGCAGCAGGCGCAAATGATCCAGATGCAGCAACTTCAAATGAAGCTTGAAGCCATGATGAAGGAGTTGGAGGCGCGGCTTGACATGGAGAAAGAGCAGCAGAAGCACGAACACCGGATTGAAGAAAAGTTGATTGACCATGCCAACAAAGCCGATGAGTCGGACAAAGAATTCGGGCGTGAGTATGTAAGGCAGATTGAAGGGCAGCAACAGGCCGGAGGCAATGCTTGAGCCTTAAAACCTACATTTCCACACATGACGAATATGAGGAAATAGCCGAAGCCGGGGCGATTAGGAGCGCCAAACTACTTCTAAGAATCATTGAAAAAAAACGTGATTCAATACGGAATGTTAATGAAAACAGCCCGAAACGAGATGACGAAGATTTGAAACGAGACATTGTTTTTATGCAAGGCATGATTCATATGGCGAACTGGATATTAAGTTTGCCGGGGGAGGCCGATACTTTTTTGAAAAATACCAGCAGGAGAACAAGCGATTATGGCGAATGAAGCGGCTACAAGGCGGTTTGTAGAAGAAGAATTAAAACCACTCATTAATCAGGCGATACCGGAATTGAAAGCGAGAATCCGGTTTTGTGAGGCCACGATCAAAGCATTAGTGGAAGAAATTGAAAAGCTGAAATTTCAAATCAGGGCCAGCAAAGACGTTGAGCCTGTAAAGATAGAAACCAGGAAACCCAAAACCATTAACAAGGAGTAAGAAAACTATGAAGAAAAGATTTTCGTTTGTAGCGGTTTTCTTGATGGTGATTCTTGCTGCGTCTTTTTCCTTTGCAGGCTCAGAGGGCAGGATCACGCATCAGGATAACCATTTCGGGGGAACACAGTATTTCGACAACATTACCGTTAACGGAGTTGCGCAGATCAACGGAAGCTTGGTCGGCCTTGGGCAGGTCGGCAACGTCTTCTATGTTGATTCCACTGGAACCGGACGCGACGGAGGGGCCGGAACCAAGGATAAACCCTTTGCGACAGTTGATTATGCGGTCGGTAGATGCACAGCTGACAATGGCGATGTGATTTTTGTTATGCCAGGGTACACCGAAACGATGGGCGGGGCGGCAGCCATCGACCTTGACGTGGCCGGAATTACCGTTATCGGTCTTGGAACAGGTGAGCTTGTACCGACCCTTACCTATGATACCGCAACTGATACTATGGCTGTAGGCGCAGACGATGTAACGCTTGTCAATTTCCGGTTTCTTGCCAGCGTCACCGATGTTGCAACAGCTATTACCGTTGAGGCTGGAGCTTGTGATTGCAAAATTATCGGGTGCCGATTCGATGTAGATTTAGCCGGAACCGACGAATTCACCAACGCCATTACGATAGGCGATGCCTCAGACCATCCAGAAATCCTTTATTGCCAGTTCAGGCAGGGGGCAGGTGGAGCGGTATCGGCCATTTATCTCGACCATGATGCAGACTATGCGCGGATCATCGGAAACGAGATATTCGGGGATTATTCAACCGCTTGCATTGTAAATGACACGGCTGCTTGTGACCATGTGGTAATTAAAGATAATCTGCTTTTTAACGGCACAATAGGCGGTAATGCCGGACTTGGAACCGAACCTTGCATTGAACTCTTGGCGACCACGACCGGAATTATCGCAGATAACTATTGTGTATGTAACCTTGCGACCAAAGCGGCTGCTATCGTGGCCGACGACTGTTATCTGTTTCAGAACTACTACAACGAGGATGAGAGCGGAGCGGCAACCGGCGGTGTGATCGGTACGGCTTCGGCTGATGATAGTTGATGATATAGCCTTTTTTGAGGTAGCGGTAATATAGCCCTGGGGGATGCCCATATTCCAGACATCCCCCAAAATATCAACTTTAACAGGAGCAATTTAAATGCCTGACGATGAAAAAGAATTCATAGATGATGAAGCAGTCGCAGAGCAAGACAAGGACGAAAGCAATGGGTTCAACACCTACCTACAATCAAAGGCCGGGGATCAGCCAGCGGATGAACGTAAAGATGAATCTGCGCCAGACGAAAAGGCCGAGAGCGTTCATAGCGAGGCAGGGTCAAAGGATGAGCCAGAAACCGGAGATGGGGTTGACGGCGGAAAAGATGCGGGCGAAGGCGATAAACCCGATGTCGGAAACGCTGGCAAGCCTGACGGAGAAGATGGACAGCCTGACGACCAGCCTACGGCCAGAAACGCCGTTGATCGACGACTCAAAGAGCTTGGAATAGAGGAACAACCGGAAAAGCCTGTTTATCATCCGCCGAAACCGCAAGTGCAACCGCAAGTACCGGGCAAGCGGTTGACCAAGGAACAGATTGCCGAACATCTGAACAGTTTCACAGATGAGATGTTTCCAGAGGGTGAAGTTGTTATAGGGAATGAAACGGTTGACCTTGCCGATTTCAAGGCAAGCTGGCCGGATGCCTATAACGCTGTGAAGGTAATGGCGAGCGAGATAGCCAAGAGCATTGTCCAAAAGTCTGGTTATGTTGACAAAACCACCTACGATCAAGGGATGCAGGAACAAAAAACAATACTTGCCCAACTATATTTTGATCGTGCGGTTCTCAGGCGGCATCAGGACATGGATGCGATTCTTGAAAGCAAAGAATGGCAGGAATGGTTGCCCAAGCAATCAAAAGGAGTCCGTGAACATTTGGCTCTTTCCTTAGATCCAGAAGACGGCATTAAGGTTCTTGACCTTTTCAAGGAGGATCAGGCAAGGGCCAAGGCCGCAGAGTTTGACAAGGCGGCTAAAGACAAGAAGGACAAAAAGGATCAACTTCACAGCCACACGATGAGGCAGAAAAAGACTGTTGAAAAACCATCAGGAGCCGATGAAAATGACGAATCCGCCGGATTCAATGATTACCTGTCCCGTAAACAGTAATGCCAAGAAACGAATGCGGATGAAGGATTTGCGGAGGGTTTCCGTAATTGCCAATGACCCGCCGTATATCAAGGTCAACCCCGATGAAAGAGTCAGGTGCCCAATCTGCGACAAGCTGATATTCATCGGTGTGCTTGGCAAAGGGGCAAAAATCGAGCATCGGTGTAGAGGCTGTAAAAACATTATCAGGTTTGAGAGCTTATAATGGAGTTATCCGAGTTTGAAATAGGTAAAGAGTTTTATGTTTACGAATCAGAGGATTTTATCTTCAACCTTTAACTGATTAGAAAAGAAACTTTTTTAACACCCACAACTTAACTGCGATAGTACGACCAGAAGTCCTAAGAGACTCCGAGTTGACGCAACAACTTTTAACAGGAGGAATTAGGACTTATGGGAAATCCAAACACTACAACCTACGGCGATATTAGTCCGCGTACGGCTGGATTCGCCAAGGCCAAACTGCTTGATCGGGGCCAGCACCTGATGGTTTTAGAGCGGTTTGGCTACTTTGACCCGCAGCAGAAGCACAAAACCAAGACCGCTAAATGGCGAAGGTATTTGTCGCTTCCCCGCGCAACCGCACCCTTGGCAGAAGGCATACCACCGCAAGGTCAAAAGCTGACCTATGAGGATGTGTCTGTAACGCTTGAGCAGTACGGTAGCCCTTACGCATTGCCGTACTAAAACTGATTCTGAACAACGGGAACGCCTAAACATGGAAAGAAAACCAAGCGACATAAGACAGCCCGAAGCCAAAAGGTTTTCTTCTGTGCATGGCAACCCGATGCAAGCGATTCAGTACGCTTATCTTGCTGGAATTATGGACGGAGAGGGAACGATCCGTATTGATAAAATGAAGCCAAGAAAAGACAGACAAACAATCAATCCTACCTATGCGGTTCACATCAGCATAGGAATGGTAGATTCAACTATCCCAGCTTTATTGCATCAAACCTTTGGAGTTGGCAGCAGGCGTATTGAATGCGTTTTCGAGAAAAGACCTATTTATCGTTGGCATGTAAGGGGAAATGTATCTGCGAGAAAAGTTATTATCCCTTTACTTCCGTACCTGATTATCAAGAGGCCACAAGCTGAATTAGCTTTAAGGCTTATTGATGGATGGGAAGTGCCAAGAGCAAAGAAATTAGGCCTTTCACCTTGGGAACTACGACGGCGTGAGGATTTGTATCAAGCGGTACGAAAGCTCAACGCAGTCGGAGCAGCAGCAGAGACTAAGCGAATCAGCGCCCGAGAGGGTGAAGCGATAGTCCGACCTTGGTTGAAAAATCAAGAGGGAAATCCGAAGCGGTTTCCCCGCTTAGTTCAAGAGAACTAAGTCAGTACGGCGTTATCGGTAGCCGGAAAGTAACAGCAGGGATGCGGTAAAACTTACCGACGTTATCCTTGACACTCACGAAGATCCGATTCCAGACGAAACCAGTGATTTGTGTGCAGAGCAGATTGCCGAGACGGTTGAGGCGCTTCGTTTCAACGTGTTGAAGGCCGGAACAAACGTATATAAATGCGCTGCCTAAAGGGTAACTTTTAGGCCGACACTGGAAGTAATTACATGGAAAACCTAAGACAAGAAGGAAAACATCAGGAAATGGCGCAAGTTCTTGTTAAGGCAACCAGAGGGAAGGCAGACCTGACAACCGAAGAAGTAAGTTATCTCGCAGGTGTTATAGATTCTGACGGGTGCATATCAATAGAAAAGATGAAAGGCAAATATAACAAAACAGCAAGAATAGTAAACCCAAGATATGTTTTAACCCTGACGGTTACAAATACAAGCGAGGCTCTTATGAATTGGTTGGTTGAGAGGTTTAATGGACGAATTAAGCCGAGAAAAAAAGTTAACCCAAAACATAAGACAACTTGGAATTGGGTTCTTGATCATGGCAAGGCTCTCCATGCTCTCAGGATGATTAAGCCATATCTCGTAGTCAAAAAGAAACAGGCCGAAGTTGGGATTGAACTTATAGAAAAATGGGTTTCACCCAATGGAGGCAAAGGCTCTCAAACCCCTTCAAAAGAAGTGGAACGCCGAGAGTCTTTATATCAGACGATGAAGATATTGAATCAGACAGGAACTTGCTACCCGCAACGACTAAATCTTCCGGCCCCCGGTGGCTTTCCGGGGTGATGCGATAGTCTGAACTTACGGGAAACCGTAAGAGGGGAATCCGAAGTGTTTCCCCCGCCATCCTAAAAGATGGTCATCAAAGTAACAGATTGATATTACGCAAATGGCGTATCGGCCAGAACATCGGTAGCTTCACCGCCGACCCGCGGGGATTTCAGGAGAATCTACCGCTATTTCAAGAAGTACAAAGCGCGGGAGATTTCCAAGATCGTAAAGGCATCGGCGGCCATTAGCACCGAAGCTGTTATGCCGGGTTATTTTGCCTTGGGCCATACCGACCTTGACGCTGATTTGAGGGGCATCAGCGGGTTCATCCCGATGAAAGACTATGCCGATTCAGGCAAAGCCCTTCCGGGAGAGATCGGGGCAATCGAGCAGTTTAGAATCATTCTGACCCCGATGTTTGAACCCTGGCTGGCTGGTGGCGCAAGCGGAACCGCCTATCTTTCCGGTGGTGTGGCTGTTTCTTCGGCAGCGCCTTGCGACGTTTACCCGATGATTTTTGTATCCAAGAACGCCTACGCCATTGTTCCGCTTCAGGGGCAGAACGCAATTACCCCGATGGTTGTCAACCCGAAACCGCAGGTAGGCGATATGTTGGGGCAGATTGGCTTTGTTTCGTGGAAAACCATGCAGGCATCGGCAATTCTTAATCAAAGCTGGATTGCCCGTCTGGAATGTGCGGCAACGGCCAACCCTAACTGATAGGGGCGTTTGACGATAAAGGCATAAACTTTAAAACCAACAGGAGAATTTAAACCATGAGTAAGCGCATAACTGGAACTTTTTTGCAGCAGAATGCGGCTCTATATATCGGGCTTGGCTTCATCCCGGATTGGGTGAAAATCTTCAGCCTGACTACAGACACCAAGATTCTGGCTGAATGGTCTGTCAACATGCGGACGTTGGCGGCTGTGGAAGGCATTTTGCGAACCGGCGACGACGATCTGGATATAGACATTGCCGATCTTGCGGCAACTGAAGGTATCGCCATTTATCGAGGGGGAGACATCATTTCTTCTTCTTCGACACCTTCCACTACCACCTACCTTGCCAAAGATCCCAACCCGGACAAAAGGAGTGAAGGAACGGGTGTAGCGATTGATACATGGACGCTTGGAAACTCCACCAATAGAACCGGAAATTGGAATGACGTTTGTAGCACAACTTATGTCGGTGTGGGTAGCCGGATTTGTGTGGACGGCAAATGGGCGACCTTAACCGCTCTAACTTCAAACGGAGAGCAGGCCAACGAAGTTACGCTGAACGAAGCTCTGAAATCGGGCAGAATTCATGCGTTGACCGGGATGTACGATTTTGTGGCGCAGGCTTCGGGAACCGTAACAAAGGCGGGTTTCAAGATTTCCGACACGACCTACCTTCTTGACGCGACTTCCGACTACCTGATGTTTGAAGCCGGAACATATATGTAAAATGTCCAAACTGAAAGGAAAACAAAGAATGTCAGAGGGAAAGAAGAACCCCGGAACTAAATTTTCCATTGATGAAAAAGAGGAACAACAACCGAAAGAAACTTACATTGAGAAGTATTTCAAGGTCAAGTTTCATGCGAGGTCTTCACCTACGGATACAGAAAGCGTTCAGCTTGCGGTAAACGGGGAGACGCTGCTGATAAAAAGGGAATCCGAAGTAATCTTGCCGCAGCGGTTTTTATTGGCCGCCGATCATGCGACAAGGGAGGTTTTCCGGCAGCTTCCGAACAAGCCGAGGAAAGTAGTCGGCAGCGTCAAGACCTATCCGTATGAAAGAATAGTAGAGGCCACGCAGAAGGAATATGAAGACCAGAAACAGACAGGTACGCGTGAAACGCTCGATGACATCAAGAAGTTTGGCTTCAACCCTGAAGATGAAAGCGAGTAAAAGCCTATGGCGAGCAGGATAACAACGCAAGGGCTTGTTGATAAGTGCAGGCGGTTTCTTATCTTTGACCGCAGCGACAATGCCCTTGATGCTCTTATCAAAGATGCAATCATATCAGCAGACAGGGAGTTGCGGGATTGTGACAGTTTCCCGCTTGCCTGGGATATCGTGCCGTATGACGGCTTACGGACGGTTGCCTATGCCAACATCAGCGATATAACGGCGGCAGATCCGGGAGTCATTACCGCAGATTCGATTGATTCGGATGTTACGGGCCACGGGTTTCATAACCATGCGACAATCCGGGATATCGTTACCATCGACGGATTAGATGAGCCGGAAGAACTGAACGGCAGGCAATTTCTTCTTGAATACATCGATGCGGATACTTTTTCGCTCAAAACCCTTGACGGCTCGGATGCTATAGACACTTCGTCCATGACTACTTACACAAGCGGAGGGAGTGTTTACCATAGCGGGTTTGTTTTAAATACGACTACGATATTGGCCGGAGCAGCAAGCCAGTGGGATTTCAAGCAGGTTCTTGACTCGCCAACTTTCGACGGCCATCCGACAGACCCGATCAGCGAACAGGATGTCAGGGGAAGCTCGTCGTGGATTGATGTCGGAAGTGCGAGAAGGCCGATCCGATACCGGCATTGGCAACATATCGCAAATCCTACCACACCTACCATATACCATTATCTGTTTTGGTATCCAGCCGCAAACGATCAGTACAACCTTTTCTTTAATTATCAGAAGGAGGTTGCTGATATCGCAACGTGGAGCGCATCGGCTTACCCGTATCATCCGGCAGAAGTGCATGAAGCCCTTTGGCACGGTGCGCTTGCCAAACTGCACGGCAATTCTAAGCGGATGGAAAGGGGTGCAGGGGCGGCTATTGCTACGCAGATTGAAGTTTTGTTTGCGCAAATGTGGGTGAACGAGTGGGAGAAGGACAAGATCAGGGTGCGGGAACTGAGCCGTAAAATGCTTGGAGCAAACACCGGGAGAAGGGGGATATCGGCGTAAATGGGATCACAAAGAACTTCTTCAACACTTGTCAGTGATTTGATTACCAAAGTCCGTTACTTGATTCACGAAGTCCTTACAACTGCCGGTGAAGATTCGGATGCCTTCTGGAAAGACGATGAAGATATCATTCCGGCGATCCATGACGGCGTACAGGATATTGCGACAAGAACCGGATGCCTGGAAGAAACCGAAGAGATCGATCTTGCAAGCAACACCGTTGAATACAGCATTACATCGACTACTTATATAGCGGTCAACGCAGTTGTTTATACAGATGCAAACGGCAAGAAGGCGGGGCTGAAAAGGGGGACTCCTACACATATAGGTCATGAGGGGCAGGAAGATAAGCCCGAATATTGGTACGAGTTTGACGGGAAAGTGGGGGTTTATCCCATGCTTTCGGCAAGAACAACCGAGGATATAAAGTTGTATATGCTTTCACTGCCTGCTGCAATCACGGCAACTACAGATACTATTCCGACCCCGGCGCATTATGATGTTGCCCTGAAATATTACGTTGCAGCCATGATGTTTTTAAAAGATCGGCAGATATCCCGATATGACGGCCTGATGAGTTTGTACTACAAGATTTTAGACCGATACCGGGCAGATTTTAACGAGCAGGTCAAAGAATCCGAGGACGTTGTTAAATAAATGCAGCAGAACGAGCCTTTAATGGTCGATCAGGGGGATGAGCTTGCTACGATCCAATACGGGTTTGACGGTGAATGGCGGCCTGATGACGACCCGCTTACTATCGGCCCGGACAATTATAAGACCCTGATTAACACCCGGTATTTAGACCGCGGGAAAAAGGGTGTCCGAGGGTATCGTGTAATCAATTCCGGCTCGACATTATTGGATGAAGACAGCGAGTCAATCACGGACGGAGTTGAAGGTCTTGCTACGGGCGACGATACGCTGGCACATCCCTTGATCCGATCCGGGATACAACTGCGGACGGCTTACGATACAGCATCTTATACAATCGTACATGCTTTTAACAGCGCAAAGGATGAAGCGGCTCTTTATTACAACACGACTGCGATTCCTGACGAGGGCGGGTTCAACGGCACGGCGCTATTAACCGATTCGACCGGCAATCTTGGGCGGCTGTCCAAGGCCCCTGACGGCCATATCGCCTATTGCAATCAGGAAAAGACCTACATTTGGGCCGGTACAGAGATGAGATGCGGCGGGTTTATCACCTGCACGGATGCGGCAAGGGCCAACCCGATTGACGTTACTGACGCGCTATCGAACACGCTTTCTGCTAATGCTACCGATTATGTGACTGTAGGGGCTGTAGCCGGGCGGCAATATTGGGTCGTGTTTTCGCCACGCCCCTTAAAGGCCGTGAAATACTATGTCAAGACGGCCAACACGACTGCGGCGACTCTTGCCTGCACATATTATAACGGCACCACGTTTGCGGCTGTCGGAAACCCATCGGACGGAACGAGCGACGGGACACACGCTTTAGCCGATACCGGAATTTTTTCTTTCGATTCAACGGTAGCGACTGCCAAGCCGTTTCATTTCAACGGCATGTATATGTACGCCTATCAGTTTGCGCTGAGCGCCGGTGATGCGGCTATCTACATGGTTACGGTGGATGCCCCGTTTCAGGAATTAACCGATATTTGGGACGGCGTATTAAGGCAGCCGATTCAGTTCCAGTTTTATACCGGTAGCGAATACCGGGACTTCACCCTCGAAGTAAACGAAGATTCCTACACCGGGTATGAGATCGGCGCTGTTCTGGACGGCATGACGACAAGCGGCAAGATCATTGCCATGTTCGATGAGCGGCAGACCGCTATCAAATGCAAAATGGCGGCGGGTCTTGTCAATACCAATGCGGCCACAGTCACAATCAAGTATTGGACGGGCGCGGCCTTTACTACGGTCGGAACGGTCACGGATGGAACATCAAATGGCGGTGACACTTTAGGGCAAACCGGGCTGATGAGTTGGCAGGCTCCGGCAGCTTCGGCAGAGCATCCTGTGGATATGTTCGGGGTTTATGGGTACGCCTACGAAATCACCGTAAGCGCCACGCTTTCCGGTACGGCTGACGATGACGATAATGAGCTTGTGGTTGACCGGGTGATGGGCATACCGGCGCAATACACCGTAAGGGGCGGATACAAGTTTCCATCGTTTTATAAGAACATGCTGCTGCTGTGTGGTGACGTGGCTGGAAAGCAAGGCAACAGGGTTGACTATACCATGCCGTATGCTCCGAATGTACTTAACGGTGAGCTAAGCTCGATGGACGGGCTGCAAAGCCTGTACTTCGGCAACTTTGACGACCTGACGGCAGGGATGGAGATTTGTAACCGTGTAGGGTCGAACCTCGTAAGCGGTTGGGCGGGGCTGACGAAAAGCTCAACTTATCTGTTGGTCGGGGACAGCCCGGAAGATTACAAGATTCATCCGATATCGGACAATATCGGGTGCCCGGCACCGTTGACTTTAGCCTCCGCCGAGGTGGGCTATGACATGGCGCAGGATGTGACAAGGAATATCCTGATTTGGCTGTCGAACAGCGGCCCGGTAGTTTTCGATCTTGCGGTAATTACCCCGATTCGGGGGATTGACAAGTTTTTCAAAACCGATGATCCGGAGTGCATTAATTGGGAAGCGATTGAAAATGCCCGTGGATGGTTCGACAATGAGAATAAAGAATACAACCTGTTGATTCCGTCCGGGGCCAATCAAACCGACTGCAACAAATGGTTATGCTACGACCTGCTGCGGAAAAAGTGGTTTGAGAAAGTGACCGATCTTGCGGAAATGCCGCAATGCGGGTTTACGGTCATGGATACAAACGGGATCAAGTACACCTACGGCGGCATTGATACGGGCCATTTGGTGCGGCTGGAATACGGGGAATCGTGGAACGGCGAAGGTATTCGGCAGGTAATTGAAACGGGAGATTTTTTCCCGACCGGCAATATGTGGCACATGACCCGGATCAGGGAATTGAAGGTGGTTGCCAAAGCGATATCAGAGACGCACAACCTTGAGATCGGGCATTCCGCCTCAACGGATGTGAGCGGGGGGCTTGCCGGTAAGTGGTCGGATTGGGACGGTTGCGAGTGGGTGGATTGGAGCGGCGGGGAATGGGTGTCGAGTCAATTAAACGTAATCAACTTTTTCAACGTAAGCGAAACGCCGAACCGTATCATCCGAAACACGATTCACGGCGACTGGTACGGGTGGTCACACCGATTCCGGTTTGAGATTACAACCGACAACACGGCAGAAGGATTTCAGCCGATTGGTTGGGGGATAAGATACAGGAAGGAAAGAATCGATGGCTAAAAGTGCTTGTTATTTTGCGACCGGAACAACCGGCGGGACGGATTATACCTTGGATTCGATCAACGGTGATCTGCTGGACGGCACTTCACGGGCGATTGTGTTCGATCTTGTCAATGGATTGCTTGCTCCATACTACATCGATGCGGATTCTGGGGAAGCAGAGTCAGACCCCGATATCATAGCGCCTGATTCCAATGCCGGTGATAAGCGATGGAAGAAGATGGATATCACGGCGCAAACACTGACAGATCTTGGGGTTTCGGCATTCATGCAGACCGTGTTAGACGATGCGGCGGCCACAAACGCCTTAACCACGCTCGGCTTTTCAACCTATATCAAGACCCTTATCGACGATACCACGGCGGCGGCAGCCCGGACTACTTTAGGCGTTTATGCTCACAATTCCACAAAGTTTACCTACAGCGATACCGACACCATCACTTTAAGGCCCGCACGATACTACCATGCAGGCACTACGGCGCAGACGGTTTATTGGGATTCTGACATTACTTTTGACTTCGGATCTGGTGGGAGCAATGCGGGTTCGACCGATTTGGCGGCGGATACATGGTACGCAGTTTATATCGACGATTCGGCGGTGGTAACGGCTGGAACCAATCTGATTACAGATTCGGAAATAGTCAATTCCGATACGCTTCCTACTTGGTCGGATGCAAAACACGGCTGGTACAACGGCGAGGATCTTTGTATCGGGCTGTTTAAGACCAAAGCGGCGGCGGCAGAACTGATTGAGTTTAGCCATGCAAGACCAGGTGAAATAGAATGGGATGAGGCTATAACTATACAAAGTGGCGCTTCGGTAACTACTACATGGGCAAGTTTAACCTCATTGCTACTACCAAGTTGTTGTTCAACAGCATTTGCTGTTTTCTATATATCTGGCGATCCCGATCAGCCAGCTACATATTATTATAGACCATTAGGTTCAAGCGTAACTACTGGACGCATTATTGATCTTAGAGGGGAACATAACAAATATGGATATACCCATCTATGGATAGAGGTAGGATTAGGGGCGAACCATCCGACGATTCAGGTTAAAAGCAGCGCGAATCGATCAGATTTTATCAATCTGTACCAGCAGGGTTATGCTATGCCGATTGGCATGTACTAAAAGGGGAGGGTTAAAAGATGCCTTCATATTACGACAATCCGCAATATCAAAGGGCTATGCAGAAGCTAAAAAGCCTTGACAGTACGCAAAGAGCAATCCTGTCATCGGTTGGAGCCGACGAAATGTTTGCTTCTGCCGAGATGCGAAAAAAGGTTGCATCCATGAACGCCGCTTTAAACCGGAAGGCCCAAGATAAACGATCCGATCTTGCTTCCCGGTCATTGGCGCAAAACTATGATCTTGGCACAAGGAGGCTTGGACTGGCTCAAAAGCAGTTTAAAGATTATCAAAATGAACTGCCGATAGCCGAAGGGCTTGGGTTGGCGAATGTGGCCGGTTCCGGCTTGCTTGGATATGGCCAGTACAAGAACCAGCTTGCAAGGGAAAAGATGTATTACGATATGCTTGGAGGGATACGATAAATGGCTACCATGCGGCAATACAGCGGTCTTGTCGGGCGCAGGGTGAAGCCGAATTATGTTGAGGCGATCAATGCACAGACTCCTTCCCTGATGTCTCTATATTCGGCCAAGGATGCGGAAAAGTATCAAAACAAGATGTTGGGGCTGGAAGAACAACGGCTTGCACAGGAGAAAGAGCTTTCGGACGCTTCCCTTGCCTTAAGTGAAGAATCGATGAAGGAGCAGGAAAAGCAGAACAAAAAGGCAAACCTTTATAGCGGCCTTGGGCTTGGAACTAATCTCGGCCTTGGATATATGCAGTATAAGGCGGGTGATCCGGCAAGCATTTATGGGGCGACCAGCGAAACGGGGAACCTTGCCGGGACTGCATCAAGTCTTTCAAAAGATGCAACGACAAACCTTGCGGATTACGGCGAAGGGTTAAGAGAGATCGGCAAGACTTCCGCAAGCGATTTCTTTTCCACTGCCGGGGCCGGGAATATGTCGAACTGGACAAAGGCGCTGACTTCGCCAAAGACCTATCTTACGGGGTTGGGTACAGGTATCGCCGGGGGGCAGATCGGCAAAAGCCTTCTTGGGGATAACGATTTAACCGGGGCCTTAAGCGGGGCGGCAGTCGGCGGGTTGACGGAATACCTGACAGGCGGGAACATTTATTCAAGTCTTACATCCGGGCTTTTGGGCGGTATCGGAGGGTTATTGTTCTAATGCAATCAAGATCATCCACACCAATTTCTTACAGGAGCAGGCAAAGGACGGGGCTTACAAGCAGGCCATCCGCTTCGTCGTATGTAAGCGGGTATAATCCTTCCACGATGTCAAAGGCCATGATGGTGGGGAGTAAAGCTTCCCCGGCGGTTTCGGCGCTTGGAACGGGGCTTGCGGCTTCGACGGATACGACAAATAAAACGACTACACCGCTGGAAAAGTATCTGTCTCAACCGGATTCGGTTGTCATGGATGAAGGATTACAGGCCGGGGCGATGATAGGAAACGCACCGAAAGGAGTGACGGCAGAAACTACAGCACGGGACGCTTTAGTCAGTCAGGTTTCTACGCCTACAATTACGGATATAGCAAGCAATGTTACCGGCTTATTGGGCAAAACAGCACCGGCTGTTGCAAGCAGTATATTGTCTGACAAGGCTTTATCTACTGCCGTTTCGCAAGCTCCTGTGGCATCGTTGGCGAAAATAGCGGCTGTTTTGGGTGTTCCTTTGGCAACGCTTCAGACAATGAATACTATTTTAGGCACACCAATCAATGCGGCAAGAGCGAAGGAGGCTTTAGCTCCATATTCTGAAGAAAATCTTTCAACTTATTCGACTTTGACAGAAAATGACCCGAATGCAGTAACAAATTTAGGCAATGTTCATGCTGAAGCAGTTAATGCCCAAGCAAGCAAAAACCCATCCTCAGTATTTGGATATGATATATCCACCAATCCTATTGCGGCAAGGCAAGATATAAATGACCCATATTCCGAAGAAGATCAAACAACTTATGCAGAGTTACAAGAGCAAAACAAATATGATGAAATGGCTAAAATCAATGCAACAAAAGCAGAACTTTCAGCTAATCGCGGCCAAACCCTTACAAGCCAGGTTGTCGGTCTGATTGGCAAGGGTGTTAGCGGAGTTGCATCGAAGATCAGTGGTTTGATTAGCGGCTTGTTCGGGGATAATGCGCAAGATTCGACGGCGCTATCCGGTTTCGGCATTCCGGGAGCTTCGGGCCTTGCGGCTTCAATAGGCAGTGTCGGGAGGGGCGGTTTTGGTGACATGGGCCTGTCGGATGTTGCGGACGCTTTAGGTTTTGGAAGCGATATCGGCGGCTCTATACCGGGTGCATCTGATATTGCGGATTCGATTGCAGGAATGAGTCCTGGTAGAACTGGTAGCGATTCAAGTGGCGGAGATGGGCTTGGCTCCGCAAGCGGTCTTGGTGGTGGCCTAGCAGGGACACAGGGAGATAATGGAGACACGAGCGGAATGAGCGGGGTTGGACTTGCTTAAAATTGCTATTTACTCAAAATGGCACTTTCAATAGCGCCGTCAAGGCCAAGCGAATTGCCAATTATGGCGATAGCCCCGGCTTCGGTGATGTACCAAAACACTTTTTTAGCTTTTTCCGTGCGTTCCTTTTCAGCCTGTTCTTTTTTATATTCCATTATAATTTGTTCCGAAAAGGACATTTCTTCAACCGGCTTCGGCTTATGGGCGCAACCGACGCAGAGAAACATCGAAATCATAATAACGGCAAGTATCTTTTTCATAGTTTTTCTCCTTTTCTTAAGGATAAGCACGAATAGCCTTAAATGTCAAGAAAAAATGACAAGGGATTATTAAAATGCCATACGGAAATCCGGTAGGATACGCATTAAACAATCTTTCCAATAATTTAGGAACCGGCCTTGCAGGGCTTGGGCAGGCAAGAGCCGATAAAGCGAGACTTGCCTTAGAGCAGGGCCTTCTTCAACGTCAAATGCGGTTGCAGGATGAGGACAGGGCAAGGCAACAGCAAACATATGAGCTTGGTTTGCCAGCGCAGCAGCTTTCAAGCCAGAACGCACAGGCTGAATTGAGCCGTAGAAATGCACCCGTAACCGTTGCGGCAATATTCCCGGACATGGATGCGCTCGATCACGCTGTGTATAAATCCAAAGGCGAAAAACATACATTGGCCGAAAAGATAGGCCATATATTCAATGCCAATCTTGACCTTGACCACAACAGTAAAACCTACGGCCAGTATGTCAAGAAGGACGGAACCGTTCTGACAATGGGCGAAGTGGAAGCAAACGCCCCAAGTGTGCAGGGCCTTATAGCAGCCAATTACGATGTAAAGAAGGGGTTGAGGGATCAATTCAAAAAAGGGGCAAGACTTCTTGAACAGCTGAAGCAGAAAGACCCGCAACTCAAAAGCCCGGAAGCGCAAGAAGCGATTGCAAAACTTGGCAAGCTCGAACAGGCCATGAAGAACCCGCAAGTTATGATTGATGCGATTGACAACCAAATCAACATGCTTTCCCGATTCAAAGGCGAAGAATACGCAAAGGGCATTCAACGGCTGGAAAAGGACAAGGCCGCTCTTTACAAGCTGATACCGAAAGAAATGACCGCCAAAGAGAAGCAGGAAATTGAAACGAGCCGTCAACGGGGCTTACTGTATGGGGCTCAGAGAGAAAAGCTTCGGCAGGAAATGGCCGGAGGCGGGAAGGGCGGCAAGCTTTCCTTTGATATTGGCGGGAAATCGTACACGCAGGAACAAGCAAATAAAGAAATGACGGCTTTAGGCAATGTCCTGAAAGATTATGATTCGGATGCCATTATCAATTATGGGAGTATTGCCAATATCGAAGGGCTTGGAAGTGGAGAAAAGCAGACCATCCTTGAACGTATCAGTCAGATAGCCGAGAGTGCTGGAAATCCGAGAGTGAAGCAAGCGGCAAACCGATACTTGCAGTTTGCCGAGGCGAGGGGATGGTTTCAGTCTGAAAAGCCCAAAACCTTGCCGATAGCCCCTGAAGGTATGCCCGAAAGCGCAATGCAAAGTGTTGTAGAAGCAGGTGGCAAAACGGTTGAGTTTGGTAATGGTAAAAAATACAAATTTGATGCTCAAAGCAACAAGGTTGTTGAGGTTGGAACAACCCCTAAAACCGGATTGGTAGGGGTAGGCAAACCGGGAGAAGCGCAGCCGGCAGAAATCCCGTCTGAAAGGCCACAAGTAAAAACGACTGAACAGTCCAAACCAAAACCACCTACGCCTTATACTAAAGTCCAAGGCGTAGCCGACAATGTTCAACTTTCGGTTATGGGCGATCATTATGTGATTAAGCAACCTGGCGGGAAGTGGCAAGCACTCCAAGGGCAAGCGCAAAAGCCGAACTTGCCGAAGAACAAGGGTGTTATTGATGGTCTTACGATTGCTATCAAAGATGGTCAATATGTTGCAAGAAAACGTGGCGGGATTTGGAAACCACTTGAAACCTTCTTCTAAAAACAGGGCTTTAAATGTCTGATTGGACAGTCAAAAAAATATACGACGAAGAACCCGCAAGCGACGGATGGGATCTTGTTTCTATTGACGGCAAGCCGATAGAGCAGCCCATTAAAGGCGGCACAACCTTTGGCGATTATGGCCGTGAGTTTGCATCAGGTCTTGACCAATTAGGGCAGCTTGCAGGCCGTGGGCTTCAAGCTGTTGGCCTTGGCACCATCGGCCAGAAGGTTGAAGATCTTTACAAAGAGCGGGAACTGCAATCACAGTCCGAATTGACTCCGGCTTACAAGGCAGAGCAGGCTAAGACTTTCTTTGTCAAAGACGAAGAAGGCAAGAGACACATGGGGCCAGCGTGGACAAGCGCACCTAAGATATTGGGTAGTATCGCAAAGTCAGCCCCTTCAAGCGGTTTCGGCATGGGCTTGGGATTCAAAACGGCAGGATTGCTTATCAGGCTTGGTATGCCCAAAGTTGTGGCCGGTATTGTCGGAGGTGCCATCGGTGAGGGAAGCGTCGGGGGCGCACAGGCGGCCAAGGATGCTTACGACACGGTAATGGGCGCACCGATTGAACGGCTTGGGCAAACCGAAGATTTCATATCCGCATTACAGCAAACCGATTCAAGCCTTTCAGAAAACGAAAGGGTAATGCTTGCAAGGCAGGAAGTAGCCAAGAACGCTGCTATCGATGCAGGGCTGAAAGTGGGTGGTGCAACTGCCATACTTGGTGCGCCTTCCGGGGCTTTCATGGGTAAAACGATGGGGGGCGAGATCGGAAAGACCCTACCAAGAACCTTGGGTAAACAGGGGCTTCTGGAATCATTTGAGGAAATACCACAAAGCGCATACGAACAATACAAGAGCAATATTGTTGCGAAAGAATACGTTGATCCGACCATATCCCCCTATCGGAATGTAGATGAAGCAGCCGCAGAAGGCGGTTTGACAGGCTTCACTATGGGCGTAGGGCTTGGGGGCGCAGCACACAGGGCAGGCGTGAAGGCACGAGTGGGAACACAAACCGCAACCGAAACCGATACCGCAGCCGAACCCACCAAATCCGCTGTCGATCAGCAAAAGGCCATTGAAAACCTGAAGCAAGGGCTTCATGCCGGGAAAATCAGTATTGACGAAGCGATTTCGTGGAAACCCGCTTTTGAAAAGGAAGGCATACCGTCTGCAACCGTCGATCAGGTCATAGCGGAATATAAGAAGGCCACGGGCAAGAAAAGCGTTGACGAGCAGTTGGACGATATTTTCGGGGCCGAACCGCAAAAGAAGGTTGTTGAAGAACCGCCAACGGTATCCGAAAAGACGGAAATTAAAGAACCCATCACGTTTCCACACGAACAAACCGCACAGATGAGCAAGGAAGTGATGGAGTTCGACCGCAAGCGCAAGGTGGCCAAAGCAAAGAAGTTCAAGGAAGATTTTGCGACGGAAGAAGAGGGTGGCATTGGTGTAAGCGAAATCGAAGCAGAAATGGCGGCCAAAACGGCGGAGAAGTCACGGCTTGCCAAAGAACAGGAGGCCCAACACCTGCACGGAAAAAGGGCCGCACTTTCAAGGGATGCTGAAAGCCTGATTACTTTTGCCAAAACCTACACATCGGAATTGTCCATCCCGCAGGAAGTGAAGTGGGATCTGGAAAAGCGAATCGAAAAAGCCAAGATGGGCAACCCGGAAGCCCTTCAGTACCTTTACGACCGCTTTAAGACTACGCCGGAATTTGAAGCAAGCGAGCCGCCTGAGATCCGTATTGCGAAAGAACAGGCCGACTTGAAAGCCAAGATCGAGGCGGATAAGGCGGAAAAGAAAGCAACTAAACCGGAAGTAGAAACCGAGATCATCCCCGAATCCGTTGTGGATCGAATCAACGAGCAAAGGCCGGAGCTTGGGCTTGTGTATCAGGGCATTCAGCCGGGGGCGGGAAAGGCCCCTGCAAGCCATCAGTTCTATTTCACCGAACCGAATTCTGGAAGGCACCCGAATATTGGTGTTGTGGATTTGACGGAAGAAAACCTGCTGAAAACCATCGACGACAAGATTGAGGAATTCCGGAAGGGGCAGGAAAAGCTGAAGGCAAAAAAGGTTAAAGCCAAAGAGAAACCACCTGAGACGAAGCCAGAGGCCGCAGGCGAGACGATCTCCGATAAAGGCATAGGGGAACCTTCACAACACGCCGTTGGTCGTGCGTGGGTCAATAATCAATTCCGGCCGATCATTCAGGCAAGGGAAATTAAGAGGGGCAAGAACAAGGGTAAGGTGCAGGTCGTTCTACCCGGTGGAAAGTCCCGCATGGTTGAAGCAAAGGACGTGAGGGAGTGGCCGGGGGAAAAGAAGGTTGAGGTGAAGGAAGCACCGAAGCCGAAGGTTGAACCTGTTAAGAAAACAGTCGCAGAAGAGAAAGAGGTTGAGGCGGTTAAAGATGATATCAAGATTGAAGGCGACGATGTTGTGGCCGACATTCCAAAGGCCGAAGCCAAAGCATTAACCCCAAAAGAGCAGAAAACCTATTTGCTTGCTGAGATTGATAAGGCGATAGAGCAGGCTCCTTATAGACACGAAGTCTTCAAAGACAAGGATGAGCCTTATTGGCATCATATGCCATTTGCAGACCAACCAGAACGGCGGCGTGATCTTTTGAATCTTTTTGAGCCATTTAAAGATGACATGATATCTTTAAATGTTCCGGGTGATGGTGTTTATAAAATATTAAACACAAAAGAAGCTCTTGAAAAATTCAAAAAGGACGCAAAGTCTTTTCCCGTTGCTAATGCCAAATCATTGCCACGATACAGCAATGAAATGATTAATTATTCTTCTTTTGAAAAGAAATTTGCTCTATTTGCCCCAAAACCTAATGCGCTAACGGGAAATGAATATAAAAATATAGTAGAGAAAATTAACGAATTAGAAGACCCCCATTTTAATTTAACCGCCTTCAACAACTGGCTCCTTGGGCACAACCTAAAACCCGAAGTCATTGAGGCGATTAAAAAAGTCGAAGGGATTGAGCCGAAGCCCGAAGCCACCAAGCCCACCAAGGCCGAGGCTGAAAAAACCCAGTTCTCCACCCGCCTTGACACAGCCATATCCAAAGGCGCATCCCGGATTGCAACCAATGAGATAGCCAGAAGAACGACCGAGCGCAGATCCGGAGACCGCAGACGTGAAGTTTTCAACGAGCGGTATGGCCGCGCACCTGAACGTAGAATCGGAATTGAACGCAGAAAACCATCCGTAACTGAAACCGCAAAAGACCGCATTGCAGAATACGGCGCAAACCTGCTGAAAAAACAGGCATTGGATAACCTTGCCTTTTTCAAACAAGTCAAAAACACTTTCCGAAAACAGACCGTCAAGAATAACGGCGACGGCACGTTCACTGTTGCGACAAGATACGGCGAAAAATATACCGTCAAAAGCGTTAAGCAGATAGCCGAAAACAAAGCATCGTTTGAGATAGCATACGGCAGGCCGAAGGGAACGGCTGAACGGATAGCAGGAGCATATCATCCTTCTACGGCCACCATTGAGATTGTCAAGGGCGTGGGCGACAAATGGACACTCTCCCATGAGTCCTATCACCTTATCAAAAACCTTGGCAAAGTCACTATAGGCGAATCAAAAGCCATTGATTCCCGGATACGCACCGAGAAGAAAGACCCTTCCTATAAGCCCACCGAAGAAGACCAAGCGAGATGGATCGAAAAGGCTTTGCAAGAACGGGATAAGTACCGTGGAACGACAATAGGCAAAGTCCTTCAACGGCTTGGCGACCTAATAGATTCTTTTATCAACCTGTTTCACGCCACTTCAAGAAGTGTTCTCAGAGGGATGGAGTCAGGGAAGATTTATGAGAGGAAAGGCGGGGCTGGTGTAAATGAATTCGCTCAGTCGGTGAAGCTTTCCGTCAAGCAGGCGGCCAAGAACATCATGGACAACCCGAACTTTAAGAAGTGGTTCGGGAAATCTAAGGTAGTGGATGCCGAGGGAAGGCCGTTGGTGGTTTATCATGGAACAAGCTCTCAAAAGTTCAGAGCTTTTAAGTCAAAAGAAAATGAATTTTTCTTCACAGACAAACGCAAAATAGCCGAAGAATTTGGATACCGAATTGAAGAAACATATCTTAGCCTCAAGAAACCTTACGTTATTGACCTAAAAGGGGCAAGTGGTATCGATGTATTTGATGCTATTGATTACGCAAAAGCTCATGGGCACGACGGCGTGATTGCTAAGAATGTGTCAGAAGGAGAGGGCCTGCCAAGACATGCTCAATACGTCTCATTCTCCCCCACCCAAATAAAATCCATCTTCAATCGTGGGACTTTCGACGAGAAGAATCCGAATATACTTTATCAGGCCGTGTATCATGGCACTATGCACATTTGGCCACCAGAAAAAGGGTTCCCGCATGGCAGGCCAAGATTGGACAAGGTTGGTTCAGGCGAAGGCGGGGCGGCTTTTGGCCACGGTTTTTATATGGCCGATGCAAAAGACACTGGCACGACATACCGCCAAATCATTTTAGATAATTACGACAATGTTTTGCTTGATGGGTCTGTTGCAACAGTTGACCGAATGGCCGAAGTTGCAAAAGACATTATCGGTTTGCAAAGAGCCAGAACAATCTCAAAAGACGCATTAAGCAGAGTCGGTAAACTTGGTAGTGTTGAAGTGGCAATCAAAGAAATAGAGGGATTGCAAGCCGACAGGAGTATGCAGAAGTTTCCTGATGTATCATGGGAACTTAGCAAACAAAAAGAATTACTCCAAGCCCTTGGTGATAGAATCAAAACAACGGGAGAATTTGGCTCTCTTTATACCCTTGACATACCAGATAGCATTATTCCGCAATTATTAAATTGGGATAAAAAGGTTTCTGATGCTGTTCTTGATAAAATAGAGCGTTCAACGAAAAATAAGGCGGTTCTTAATGTTGTCGCTTCAACTAGAAAAGATAATCATTTTAAATTAAAACCTAATTTGAGAAGCAAATATGCGCTACCTGAAGTTTTAAGGATTATTAAAACTGTAGGTTTTACGGAAGACGAAATAACGCTTGTTTTAGAAAATGACGGCAAGGCTTACGAAGCACTTACAAGGCGGTTTCCTGATTTAGCTGAAGAAGAAGATTGGGCAGAAAATGTTGTATTGGATGTATGGGGAGTAACAAGCATCCCACCGCCTAAAACGGGCGGAGATTTATATAATGCGATAACGAGGGCTTTAGATGGCAACCAACAAGAAGCATCTGAAATATTCCGCAAGGCTGGAATACCTGGCAATAAATATTTAGACCAATTTAGCAGAGAAAAAGGCGAAGGCTCTTACAATTATGTTATTTGGGATCAAAAAGTTTTAGACAAAATTGCCCTCCTTGAAAGAAATGGCGTAAAACTTGATGCCATTCGAGAAATGGCAGATCAAGCAAATACAGGTATCCAGTATTCCACCAAGCTCGACCCCAAGTTGCAAGCCCTGTTTGATAAGTCGATGAGCCAGCCGGAAGGCAAGGGCAAAAGTTGGCTGAATCGTGAAACCGGATACATGATCAAGAATATTATCCAGTTATTGCCCAGGAATCATCCGGCTTTAGGATTTTGGGAACAACTCCTGAAATCTCCCGAATGGTGGGATCACGAGAATGTCCAGAAGATAGTCAAACACGCCATAGAGCGGCACGACCTTTTCAGCGAAAACTTCAACGAACTGATTGAAGATCCGTTAGGCGGAGAAGGAAGCCTGTTGGAAAACATTCAGGCGTTAAAGCATAAGGGCCTTACGTTTGCACAGAAAATGACCGGCAAGACATCCAAGGAATATATCGACTTGATGAACATGCTGGATGAAGGCGATGCCATGACGGGGCCTTGGAACGCTGACAAAACCGCTCCTGTGGCCGAGCGTGTGGCATTGTTCGAGCAGTATCAACGAAGTCTTGGGATATCCGAGGAAACGATTCGGGTATGGAAATCCATACGAAGCGCTATGGACAATGCTCTTGACAAGATGATTGCTCCGATGGTTGCGATTCTGGAAAAGAAGAAGGAAGAGGCGGCGTTTGCCGGAAAGTCCAAGCAGGAAATCGAAGATGTCGATATTCCCGAATTTATCAACGTGTTTGATGAGTACAAACAGGAAGTAAACAAGAAATCGCTGAAAGAAGTCATTGCGGAAATGGAATCGTGGCGTGGCTTTTACGCTCCCCGTATCCGTAAGCAAGGTAAATGGGCGATACGGGCGAAACGTGGATCAGGAGACTTTGAAGAACGCTTCTTTGATATGGCTCCTACAAGGGGATCGGCGGAACGGCTGGCCGATAGCATCAGAAAAGAAGGTTACACAGATGTCAAGATATCCTTGACAAAGCGTTTACCGGAAGAAGTGTACCAGCATGTAAGCGTAATGGCGACAGAAGAATTGTTAAAGAAAGCTTCCGAAGGTGTCAAGCTGGACGATTCCAGCATACTTGCCAAGTTTCAGGAGCAGTTGATACAGCAGACAGCCGACATTATTCGTGTTCGTGGATATCGTGGTTCGATGGTTCACCGCAAGGACGGGGAAGCGATCAGGGGCTACATTAACGATCCACTTGAAAGGACATCACGATATCTTGCCAATACTTCGGCAGGTTTGGCGAAGGCTGAAACCGCTGCCCGCATGGTGAAAGAGCTTGCCAAGATAGATGCAGCGGCAGAAAGTAACGCCTACGCAACTGCTCAAAGGTACATTGAAGAACAGCTTAGAAATGCCGATTCTACAGACCGTGTAATCGGGATTGCCAAGAGTGTAGCGACCTTTAAATATCTTGGATTGCCGAATATCCGAGCGCCGTTTGTCAACCTTACGGCGATGCTGACAACCGCTCCGGCGGCGATTCATCAGTATGTCTTGAAAGGTAACGGTAATTTTGCGGAAGTGTTTGCGGAGCTTGGCAAAGCCGGAAAAGATTATGCAAGGTTTATGACCAAGGGCAAAACTCATAACATGAGTACCGATGAGACGGTATTTATGAACGAGATCAAGAGCAAGAACTATGATGACCCGCAGTATACAAGAGACGCGCTTGGTACGATTCAGGCATTGCACGGGAAGGCATTTACGAAAGCAATGAACGGTTCGATGTGGCTGTTCGGCAAGACCGAGCAATGGAACAGGGGCGCTACCTTACTGGCGGCGTACCGTTTGGCGAAAAAGCACGGCATGACCAATGCCGAAGCGCAAGAGGCGGCGGTTGATGCGACCGGGAAGGCGCACGGCGTTTATGGCAAGTCAACACTTCCGGCTTGGGCGCAAGGCAAGAACCCGTTTTCCAAGATAGCGCAAATGGCCTACACATATCAGAAGTTCGGCCATAACTGGCTTCAGATGTGCTACGACCTTGGGTTGAAGAAGAAGAACATCCGGGCTTTTGTATGGGCTATGGCTTCACCTATCGTATTGGGCGGGGCTGCGGCTATACCGCTAAAGACTGCCGTAATGAGCATGGTCGGGTTTCTCCTGAAATCTGCTGGCGAAGATAGAGACCCGGAAAAGTATGTTTGGGATACGATCAACGAGCATATAGGGCCTACTACGGAAAAGGCGTTACGTTACGGTATCGTGGGCCTTGGCGGGAAAGGGGTTGATGTGTCGGGTTCTTTTTCGGTCGATCCGGGAGTACCCAAGAACATGATCGAACTGACCGGGGCTATCGGCGGGGTTGTTGGAGACCTTGGGGAAGTAATGCACCAGTTTATGGCAGGCAAGCCGTTAAGGGGCCTTGAAGCACTTCTGCCGGCAGGCGCAAGCAGCATGATCAAAGCGGCAAGGGAATCAGAAGAAGGGGCAAGCACAAGATGGGGTAATAAGATCTTTGACGAAAGAAACAGGCCGTACATGCCGACAATGGGCGAAACTACGTTACGGGCTATGGGTTTCCGTTCTTCACGAAGGTCAACGGTTCAGGCAAAGCAATGGGAGCAGAAAAAGGAAGTTGCCAATTTTAGAAAACGTCAAAGCATGATTTACGAAAAGTTGAAGGCTTGGCAGATGCAGAAACCGGACAGGGAAAAACTTAAAGCAATACTTGAAGAAATATTCGAGTACAACAAGAACGTAGTAGAATCAGGAAATTACGGGATACCACTAATTACAAAACAGTCGATACGGGGGATTAACAGAAGGCAGGCGATTCCAGACAAAGCAATGAGGGCGATAAAGTATTAATATGGCAGATACCTCAAAAATACGAAGCAGATTGAAAGCGGTTTGGCCGGATTTGGTTTACATTTGGTTTACTGACCGTGAGTTTGAAATACCCGATGACGAAACAGGGATGGAAGTAATTGAAAGTGCACTCGCTGTTGAAATGCCGAAACGAAACGGCCACAAGCTTGAGTGCGAGGAATACGCCTTGCTGTTTCATGCGGAGATGATCAAGCAACAAGTAAAGCTTGTCAGTTCGCTTTCGTGGCCGGTTGCCGAAGTGATCGGCACGCAGTTCAAGGATATGGGCTTGGTAGGATCTCATGTCGTCAATTTGATGGTTACAAAGAACAGGGTTTTATTGGTTGATACGGAGAACAAGAAGGTTTGGGATGCAGACCCGGAAAGTGACGATATATTTTTCGCATATTTCGTATAAGTGAAAAAGGGGTAAAGATATGAAAAGGTTTTGTTGGGTTGCGGTTTTAATAGCTGCATTATCTTTTGTCGGATGCGCCGGGTTCAGGCCGGTCTTGTCCGTACAGTTTGAAAAAGAACTGGCTGCAATAACGACCGATATCGACCGATTAAAAGCAGAAAATCGACTGATGACGGCAATGGAGCAGGCCGAAGATTCCGGGGCCGCATTCTGGAACTATGACGCTGCAACTCCCGTATTAAGCGATGAGATTGGATTCGCAGACGATCCGGGCGGTTCGCCAAGTTTCAAGAACTGCACCTTTGAAACCGCATTCGATCTGTTTGTAGCGAATAACTGGACGATGAGCGGCGACTTTACGTTCACTGGTGATGTGGCATTGCCGGACGATGTGGTTGATATGGCGGACTTGAACGCAACCGGAACCGCAGATGATACGACCTATCTCCGGGGCGATGGAACATGGCAGACCGTTTCCGGCATCACCGATGAATTGATCAAGGTATCGTCCAACGATACCACGGCTGGTTATCTCAATGGCAAGCTAGTTGCCGGTGAAAGTATTGACCTGACCGAAGGAAGCGACGGCGGAGATGAAACCCTTACTGTTTCATGTGAAGACGCAAGCACAACCAATAAAGGTGTTGTAGAAACTGCGACAACTGCCGAAGTAAACGCGGGAGCAAGTACGGCGGTTGCAATTACGCCAGACGCTCTGGCCGGTTCGGTGTTGGGTACAAAAACACTTTCGATAGACCTGTTCGACTACAGTATCCCGGTTACGACAGGCAACGGCAAGCGGTATTTCGTCATCCCTGAAGAAATGAACGGCATGAACCTTGTCTCTATCGGGCTTCATTGCTTTACGACTTCAAGTTCCGGCAATCCTACTGTCATGGTTCACAACCTTACCGATACGGTTGATATGCTTTCAACGGGAGTCAGCATCGATGCGACGGAGTATGACAGCAAGGATGCCGCAACGGGGGCCACGATTGATACCGACCATGACGATGTGGCAACCGGAGATGTTTTACGGTTTGATGTCGATACGGCTGGAACCGGAACTTGTGGTCTTCAACTACGGCTTGGTTTCCGCTTGCCATAATCAGGGAGGGGTTTGTTGATGCGAAAAATAGTTATCTTATGCTTGTTTCTGTTATCGCTGGCTTCCTGGGCAGGTGCTACTGATTACTACATTAAAAATGCTGGCAATGATGAGGCGGCCGGGACATCGGATGGCGCGGCATGGAAAACGATAGCAAAAGTAAACGATTTTGCCGAAGCCACCGGATTTGCAGATGGGGACACGATCAATTTCAACCGCGGCGATACGTGGAGTAGTGATGAGACGCTCGGTTATGACGGTTCTGAAATTGACTGGGGAACCATCAACGGCCTGACTGTACAGGCGTATGGAACAGGAGCCAAGCCGCGGCTGAACGGCAACACGCAACGACCGATTTTTATCAGCGATTCTGATACTTCCGCAACCGGCATAACTAACCTGGCCATTAAGGATATTGACGTTTCCGGCGGCGATTGGTGGACGAGCGGTTGGTTCGATGCCAATGTCCGAATCGAATACTGTTCCGGGATCGTCATTGATGGGGTCGATTTCAACGGTCACGCGGGAGCCTCTGACAACGGGCCGACCGGCGCGCTATATATCGCAGTTCCGCATGGCAATGTTGAGATTAAAAACTGCACGATTCAGAATTGCATCGGAATCGGCGGAACGCTTGGCGAGTGGGGCGCAATCGACTGCCACGGCATTTTACTGATCTGGACGGTTGCCGCGTCTCCGGCAGGCCCGAAAACCAGCGGGACGATATCCATCCACGATAACACCATTCATGACGTTGAAGCTGATTGCATCCAGCTTATGGGGATGACAACGGCCACCAATGTCTACGATAACAAGATGTATAACTTCGGCGAGAATGCGATGGATTTCAAGGGGGCGCATGATACTGAAATCTATCATAATGAATTTTATCGAGGGGATTATGGTCTAGGAGGATCGGGTGGGGGATTAGGAAATTTATGTTTTCACAATGAGGGACTCTACACCTGCACCGATATCATAATCCGTGATAACTATATTCACACTTCGGATTATATCGGGATTCGGATGTTGCATGGCACCGATGTAGATATCTACCGCAACTACTTTAAAGATGTTACCTGCGGGATTCAATGCAATAACAACACGAGAGTCAACGTCTATAATAATGTTTTCAATTTGGCGGTTGCAGCCGCACCTTATGGGTCATCACTCGATGCAGGGATTTACTTTGATGCAGGCTATAAAAATGCCTGTACGATCTTCAATAATACTTTCTACCTTGGGGCAGATCATAGGTTTGGATTAGCATTGTATCATGCTAGCGTAACAGCCAGAAACAATGTTATTTATTGCACCCGAAACAATGCAGATTGCTGGCCCTTGCGTGTTGCGGCTGATGTTTCGCCAACTGTAGGATATAATGTCTATTATAACCCCAATCATACCAATCGAGTAAGATGGTATAGTACAACTTATTCATCTTCTCAGGAAGCAACCTACAAATCCGCACATGATGCAGGGGCCATATTTTCTACTCCTGGGATCGACTTTGCAAATGGAAAGTTTTACCCGGATCATGTAACGGATGCCGTTGTTGATTCCGGGACATCTACAGGCGCATCGGACGCAGCTACAGGGTTGCGCTTTGACAGTACATGGACACCTTCTTTCAGTATTGTAACCGTGCCGGATGACGCAACCTATGATCGTGGGGCCTATAAGTTCAGGGCTTTCAGGGATTCCCTGATAAATACGATGTAAGCAACCAATTTAACGGGGACAGGAGATATAAAGCAATGAAAAGATTTTTCAAACTTGCGGTATTTGCGGTGCTTCTTTTAGTGCCGGGGATCGTGTGGGCGGCGGGAGGAAGCCAACGTCTTTACAAGATTCATAGACGACATCGAGGTATGGGACGGAATGCCTACAGCGGAAGAACCGACAAAATCCATTTCCGGTTGCGGCCTTTCCGGCTGTTCGATTGGCGGAGATTAATTTTAACATTTAACGTATTGACTACTGCACTGTGAAGCACTAAAATAGAAAGACTAAGCAATGTGCAAACAGTTTCTTGCAAAGATTAAAGAAGATCCTCGTTTCGTCTTGCGACTGATTGTTGAGATAGTCATTGTCCTTTTCTTTCTGTACGGAATTTATTT